CAGCAATAGAAAAATATTACAAAGGATTTAGGCAAAAGGGTTGGAGATTTGATCAACCAACTCAGGGTCAATTCACTATTGCTGTTCCACAGCAAGGTGTGGCGGAAAGCAAGGAATTTGAAAGAATTCTAAAACTATCCGGTTTGACAAAATAAACCAAATATCGGCAACCATATAGGTTGCAATACTAAATAGTAGTAGTGCATAATAAACACATGCACAGTTTTTCTTTTTAGTCAGTGGGCTTTAAAGAAATGGCATATAAAAATTTATTAAGGAGAAATCATTATGGCAACCTTGGCAGAAATCCGCGCAAAACTTCAAGCATCATCTCAAAACAACGGCGGTAGCGGAACCGGCGGAGATAATCAGATTTATCCCCATTGGAATATCGCAGAAGGACAAACAGCAACAGTCCGTTTCCTTCCTGACGGAGATCCAAACAACACCTTTTTCTGGATCGAACGTGCAATGATCAAATTGCCGTTTGCTGGTATCAAAGGTGAAACTAATAGCAAGCCAACTCAAGTTCAGGTTCCTTGCATGGAAATGTGGGGCGAAACATGTCCTGTTCTTACAGAAGTTCGTCCTTGGTTCAAGGATAAGAACTTAGAAGAAATGGGTCGTAAGTACTGGAAGAAGAGATCTTATCTCTTTCAAGGCTTCGTAGTTGACAGCAAACTACAAGAAGATAAGACTCCAGAAAATCCAATCCGTCGCTTCATCATCGGTACCCAGATTTTTAACATTGTTAAGAACGCACTGATGGACAGTGAGATCGAAGAACTACCGACTGACTATGTTCGTGGTCTTGATTTCAGGATTGTCAAAACCAGCAAAGGTGGCTATGCTGACTACTCTACTTCAACCTGGGCTCGTCGCGAACGTGCTCTAAACGAAGCAGAAAACGCAGCCATTGCACAGTATGGTACGTTTAACCTTAAGGATTTCTTGCCCAAGAAGCCAGGTGAAGTCGAACTCAAGGTTATCAAGGAAATGTTTGAAGCGTCGGTTGACGGCGAAGCATTTGACATGGAACGTTGGGGGCAATATTACAAGCCTGCCGGCGTAACCAGTAACGGCAACACACAGGCAAGTACTCCGGCAAAAGCTGCTCCAGCAAAAGCTGCTCCAGCTCCTAGTCAATCAACCAAGGAAGACGACACCCCTTTCGAAGCTGAAGCTTCTACTCCTGTAACTACTGCTGCTCCAGCAGCCGGTGGTGATGCAGGCAGCAGGGCTGCTGACATCATTGCGATGATTCGTAATCGTCAAAAGCAATAATAAGGGGAAGTAAATGACCAACAAAGCCTTTGATATCTCAAAGTTTCGTAAGACTCTGACCAAATCAATCGATGGTCTCGGCGTTGGGTTTAACGATCCTACAGATTGGATATCAACAGGTAACTATGCCCTAAACTACCTTATCAGCGGTGACTTCTTTAAAGGAGTTCCGCTGGGTAAGGTTACTGTGTTTGCTGGGGAATCCGGCGCAGGTAAATCATATATCTGTTCCGGAAACCTTGTTCGCAACGCACAGGAACAGGGAATTTATGTTATCCTAGTTGATAGCGAAAACGCTCTAGACGAAGATTGGTTGAAAGCACTCGGTGTTGATACCAGCGAAGAAAAACTTCTTAAACTCAATATGGCAATGATAGATGATGTTGCCAAAACTATTCACGAGTTTATGAAAGAGTACAAGATTATGGAAAACCGACCTAAGGTTCTTTTTGTAATCGACTCTCTAGGTATGTTGTTAACTCCAACCGACATTAATCAGTTTGAAGCAGGTGATTTGAAAGGTGATATGGGTCGTAAGCCCAAGGCCTTAACAGCACTGGTTCGTAACTGTGTTAATATGTTCGGTAGTTATAATGTTGGTATGGTAGCAACCAATCATACCTATGCTAGTCAGGATATGTTTGACCCGGATGACAAGATCAGTGGTGGTCAAGGTTTTATCTACGCAAGTTCGATTGTTGTTGCTATGAAAAGACTCAAACTCAAAGAGGACGAGGACGGTAACAAAGTCACCGATGTGCTAGGTATTCGTGCTGCCTGTAAGATAATGAAAACACGTTACGCAAAACCATTTGAAAGTGTGCAGGTAAAGATTCCGTATTCTACAGGAATGGCGCCAACAAGTGGTCTAGTTGACATGTTTGAGAAGATGAATGTATTATCTAAGGTAGGTAACAAACTTGCCTACACAGATAAAGACAGCGGCGAGATTATTGCCGAGTTTCGAAAGAACTGGACCGAAGATAAACTCATGCTAATTATGAAGCAATGGGATGGATCAGCTGTTCCGTCTCTTACAACTGAAGAACCTGTCACTACAGAGGAAGAATAATGGAAGAAGACCTAATCATCGAAATTTGGGATGTTTTTAAAGAATACATTTCTGATAAAAACAAAGAAACTGCGGCAAATCATTTTGTTGATATGTTGATCGGTAAGGATGTTGATGAAGAAGTACTAAAAGGTATTCTTGGTTACGACTCTTACCTTGATGATGCTATCAATCTAGCACTTGAGGACGAGTTTTCCGAAGAAGAGGACGAATCCTACGACGAAGATGGATGGAACTACGACGAAGACGAGGAGTAATCCATGTCCTGGTATGCTAAAGTCTCAAAAGACATAGCACACCTTCCTGGTTGTTTAGATCACTTTTACACCGAGCTAGATCAAGCAAGGTACGAAGTCAAAATCCACGGTAACGTGGAGAAGGCTTCTGCCTTGCTTCCTGGTATTGTAGAATATAGATTTAACCAACTTCAGGAAATTGAAGCTATTCTTGAATATTTGAACATCGAACTACGCAGAATTAAATCTAAAGCCTTCAAAAAG